CGTTCAGCAATCTTCTCTTCTGCCATCTCCATTGTAATATAGAGAACGTTCCGTCCTTGGAGCAGCACGGAGCTAGCAACGTGGCACATGAATAGAGACTTGCCGACACCTGTACCAGCAAGCGCGATGTTAAGAGTCTTGTTAGGTAAACCACCTTTCGTGATTTTGTTAAAGTATTCGAGATCAAATGGGATTTTGTCTTCCTTCTTGTGGTAGAAGTCATATCGTTCTTCGTAGTTTTGTAAGTAGTCGTGTCCAATATTATTATCAAAAGAAACTGCCAAAGCATCTGACAGAATACTTGGAATCGCATCTCGATTCTTTTTATCATCCTGCCCATCAGCAATACTGATAGATTCCATCAAGGCAAGATAAATCGCACGATCACGGCACCACTTCTCAGTAGTGTCCAGTAACCATTGATGATCTACAGGAGAGTCATTAAAAGAATTACAAACATCTCTTGTCTCTTTAATTTCACTCTCGTTCAGATCCGTCCTGTTCTCAACCTCAATATTTAGTGCTTCAGTTGTAATCGCAGATCCATACTTGACAATAAACTGGGTGATCTCCTCAAAGATCACTTTTTCAGATCTTTGTTCAAAATATGTTGGTTCAATAAATGGAATAACTTTACGAGAGTATTCCTCATTGTGTATTAAATTTTTGAGAATCGTAGTCTCAATTCGTTCCATAGGAGAAAATTTGTTTCGCGGCAGCATCAAGTTGCTGCATTACTTCTTCGGTGAAATAAGTTTCAGGATCTTTCAGAATTGCCTTAGCATAAACTTTCTTAGTCTCACCATCAACAGTCATTTCATAACGACCTGCCACATTTTTCCAGAGACCACCCAGTTCTCCCAGTTAAAGACGCACCGTAACATCTTGATTCTCCTTGCTTAAACGCGACTTAGCAGTCTTTGCCTTGATAAGGTTTCCAACAATTTCTGTTCCATCCTTTTCTCTTTTCTTAGATAGATGAATAATCGTGGATGCCGCATACTTAAGACCACTGCCTCCACCCATCTCTTTAGTTGGAACATATGCACCGATGACATCGTAGGTGTGGTTGGTAACAATCATGGGGATGTTTGCTTGACCCAACTTGAGAGTAAGCATACGGAAAGCACCTTTGATAAGTTGGGATTTTGTCATGTCCCGAACTTGTTTTTCATTGAGTGCGTCAGTAATCTCCTTCTCTGTGGAAAGCATCCCCAAAGAGTCTAGCACAAACATACATGGTTTGCGTTCCTCTTCCGATTTCTTAAGGTATATGTCAACTGCCTTCAGTGCCTTACTACGAAACTCCTCAACAGTTACAACATTCACAACAACTGTACGTTTAAGATCTATCCCACGACTTGCAAGTAGAGACTTATTAACAGCTGCTTCGGTATCAAAATATAGACAATACCCATCAGGATTAGTGTCAAGAAAATTTTTAACAACGGCAAGACTGAAGAAAGTTTTTCCAGTACTAGACTCACCAGCAATGGCAGTAATCTTATTCCCAGATACACCACCAAATATAGACCCTGAAACAAGTCCGTTAAAAATGTAAGAACCTGTGTCCACAAAAGTTTCAGT